TTATAAAAACTAATGATAATGGTATATCAGAAATATCAATAAGAGGAATACCACCAGTTAAAACAGATAGTCTTGGGCGTAAGTGGATTTCTTGGGTTGATACTCCAGAAACTACATTACAAGAAATGGATGTTGCAGGTAAGTTTGTTTTTGTAGGTGTAACTGCTAATGGTGTAATGCCACAAATAGCTACACCTGTTGGTTTATTAGAACCACATAAGATTCAAACTGCACTTGCTGAATCAATATTAATACAAGATAGTCCTTATATACCTGATTGGGCAATAAGTATTGAGCTGTTAATACTTATAATTACAGTTATTTTAATATGGTTTATATTAATTTATTTAGGTATTACTTGGGGAATAACATTAGGATTTCTAGTTATGTTTATAACAGGATTTACTGGATATTATTTAATACAAAAAGGTTTATTAGTTGATGTTACTTGGACTTTAATATCTCAATTTATTACAGGTTCTATAGCATTTTATTTAAGATTTAGAGAACAATATAAATTAAGACAACAAATTAAAAAACAGTTTGAACATTATCTTGACCCAAGACAAGTAAAACAATTACAAGATAATCCCGAACTTTTAAAATTAGGTGGAGAAAGAAAGTATTGTACTTTTCTTTTTACAGATGTTAGAGGTTTTACAAATTTATCAGAACGATTAGAGCCAGAAGAAGTAACAGAAATTATGAATAAGGCTTTAACTATACAAGCAAATGCAGTTAAAAAGTATGGTGGTATGGTAGATAAATATATTGGTGATGCCATGATGGCTATATTTAATGCACCGATTGATTTATCAAATCACGAAACTTTAGCTGTATTATGTGCCATAGAAATAAAAGAACAAATGCAACAGGCTAATCTTGGTATTGATATAGGTATAGGAGTTAATACTGGTGATGCTGTTATAGGCAATATGGGAAGTGAAAGTAGGTTTGATTATACTGCTATAGGTGATGCAGTTAATTTAGCAGCTAGACTAGAAAGTTCTACAAAGGAAGTAGGTGAAGATATTGTTATTGGATATAATACTATTCATGTAGAAAATTTTAGTTCTGATATATCATTAAAGGAATTAAAAAGTATTTATGTTAAAGGTAAGGAAAAACCAATAAACATATATACTGTATATTAAAAAGGAAATTTTATGGAAAGAATGTTGACTGTAAGAGATGTAGCAGAAGATTTAGCTGTATCAAAAAAAGAAAATGCAGAAAGATGGAAGACTGCTTTTAATGAATTTGCTGATATAAAACAAGAAATAACTTCTATAAATACTACTATACGCATGGCTACTTTTGGTGTATTTGGTTTTATAGGTGCATTAATAATAGCAGTAGCAAGTGCAGGAATTTTATGAAAGGTATTTTAAAAAATATAGTAGGAGCTGTTGCACCAACACTAGGTACAGCATTAGGTGGACCAATGGGTAATATGGCTATGGGTAAAATAGCTGAAGTTTTAGGCGTATCTAATAATCAAAAATCCATACAACAAGCTATGCAAAATGCAACACCAGAGCAAATGCTAGAGTTAAAAAAAGCAGAGCAAGAGTTTGAAGTTCAAATGAAAGAGCTTGAAGTTGATGTTTTCAAATTAGAAACGCAAGATAAACAAAATGCTAGAGGTATGTTTAGTAAAGATTGGACTGCTAGAATTATTGGTTTAGTAACTATAGGTGGATTTCTTGGTTATATATTTTTAGTAACACTTCAACCACCAGAACAAAACAGCGAAGCATTAATTAATTTGGTGCTTGGTTATCTTGGAGGATTAGCAAGTGCGATTATTTCGTTCTATTTTGGAGCATCTCACTCCAACGATAAAGGAGAGTAATATGGAAATATCAAAAGAAGGTATATCTTTAATTAAAAAGTTTGAAGGATGTGAACTTAAAGCATATCGCTGTGCTGCAGGAGTGCCTACAATCGGGTATGGCTCAACTCATGGTGTAACTATGGATATGGAAATATCACAAGAAAGAGCTGATATGTTACTGCTTGAAGATATAGAAAAGTTTGAACAAGCTGTAAATGATTTAGTAGAAGCTCCTTTAAAACAAAATGAATTTGATGCTTTAGTATCTTGGACTTTTAATCTTGGACCAACTAATTTAAAAAATTCAACTTTATTAAAAGTATTAAATAGTTCTCACCCAGATTGGAATGATATACCAGCACAAATAAAAAGATGGAATAAAGCTGGTGGAAAAGTTTTACAGGGCTTGGTAAGAAGAAGAGAAGCAGAAGCCTTATTATTTGAAGGCAAAGAATGGCATGAGGTTTAGTTATGGCATTTGCAAAGTTTGTATTTAAACCGGGAATAAATAAAGAAGGAACTAATTTTTCTAATGAGAATGGCTGGTTTGATTCAGATAAAATTAGATTTAGAAAAGGCAGACCAGAAAAAATAGGTGGTTGGCAAAAACATTCTGTTAATACTTTTCAAGGAACTTGTAGAAAAATTCATATATATAAAGATATAGAACAAAGTCAATATAAGATATTAGGTACACATAAAAAACTTTATGGATTACAAGGAAATTCATATAATGATATAACTCCTATAAGAAGTACTACATCAGCAGGAGATGTAACATTTGCAGCAACAAATGGAAGCTCAACTATTACAGCAACTGATACTTCGCATGGTGCAGTAAAAGGAGATTTTGTTACATTTAGTGGTGCTGCTACTTTAGGTGGTTTGATAACTGCTAATGTACTTAATCAAGAATATGAAATAGCTTCAGTGCCTTCTGATAATACATTTACTTTTACAGCAAAAAATACAGACGGAGAAGAAGTAACAGCTAATAGTAGTGATAGTGGTAATGGTGGTTCTTCAGTTGTAGGAACTTATCAAATAAATGTTGGACTAGATGTATATGTATCATCAACAGGTTGGGGTGTAAGTGCTTGGGGTTCAGGTGGATTTGGCTCAACAAAATCTTTATCTTTAACTAATCAATTAAGATTATGGACTATAGATAATTTTGGAGATGATGTTATAGCAGCACCTAGAGGTGGTCCTTTATATTACTGGGATGAATCTAGTGGCTTATCAACAAGGGCAGTATTAGCAAGTTCAAGAAGTGGGGCAAGTGATTGTCCTGTTGCTTTATCACAGTTATTAATGTCTGATATTGACCGCCATGTTATAGCATTAGGTTGTAATACTATAGGCTCATCTACTATTGACCCATTATTAGTTAGATGGTCAGATTCTGAAAATGCAGTTGATTGGACACCTACAGCAACAAATTCTGCTGGTGGTGTAAGATTATCTACAGGTAGTTTAATAATAGGTGCTTTGCAAACTAGACAAGAAATACTTATATGGACAGATGTTGGTTTAGTTTCAATGCGTTTTGTAGGACAACCTTTTATATTTAGCTTTAATGAAATAGCAACAGGTATGTCTTTAATATCTCCAAATGGTGCAGCTACTGCAGGTGGAGTAGTTTACTTTATGGACGATGGAGCTTTTTATCAATACGCAGGTTCAGTACAAAAATTACCATGCACTGTATTAGATTATATATTTAGTGATTTTAATAAAGGACAAGCATTTAAAGTTTTTGCTGCTGCTAATCCAAAGTTTAATGAAATAATTTGGTTTTATCCAAGTTCTGATTCTGAAGAAATAAACAGATATGTTACTTATAACTATTTAGAAAATAGTTGGAGCATTGGAACAACAAATGATGGATTTGTAAGAACAGCTTGGAATCCAGCTTATAGTTTAGATTATCCTGTAGCTGCTAGTAAAAACGATTCAAGTGATACAAATTATTTATACGACCAAGAGTTTGGATGTTTAGCAGATGGAAGTGGATTTACAGCTTATATAGAGTCATCTGATTTTGATTTAGACCCAGCAGGAGAAAAGTTTATGTTTATGTCTAAACTAATACCAGATTTAGAATTTAGAAAATCATCTGATACAGGTAATACAGTTGACTTTATAATTAAAGGTAGGGATTATCCTTTACAAGATTTATCTACATTATCTACAACCTCTGTAACACCTAGTTCTACATTTGCAAATATTAGAGGTAGAAGCAGACAAAGTGCTATAAGAGTTAGCAATTCTTCTGGTGATTTTGGTTGGAGATTAGGAGATATAAGATTGGAATTAAGACAAGATGGTAAAAGATAATGGCAGATAAAAGTTCAATGCCATTACCTTTAGCTAAACCTGAATATGATGAGTTAAATGAATCTATTGCTAGAAGAACAATAGAGCAAACTTTTCAAGATATAAATTCAGATATAGGAAATTCAAAAAGAAAACAAGATAGTGTAAGTAGCAAAGCTATGAGAAGACATCAATTTTTATTAATGGGAGTTACAGGTGGCTGATAGTTTAAAAGTATTAGGACAAGTTGACCCAGCAGCTACTACTACTACAGTACTTTATACTGTACCAGATAAGACTCAAACAACAGTAAGTTCAATAGTAGCTGCAAATAGAACAGGCTCTGCAATAACATTTAGATTAAGTGTTCATGTTGGTGGAGCAACTGCAGATGATAAACAATATCTTTATTATGATAAATCTGTAGCAGCAAACGATTCATTAACTATTGTAATAGGTATAACTTTAAATCAAACAGATGTATTAAAGGTTTATACCAGTGCAGTAGATATGAGTTTTAATATATTTGGTTGTGAAACAACCGAGGAAAGATAGATGGATATAAAACAACAAACTAGAAATGTAGCAGCACAAGGTCGTTATGGCGATAATATGTTACTTCATGTTAATCCTGTAGAAATGCAAGGGTTAGCATCTGTAATGCCATTAACAAAAAATCCACAAACAGGACAGCCTGAAGCTTTCTTACCTTTTTTAGCACCGCTATTGGGTAGTATGGCAGGTACTGCTTTATTCACAGGTTTAAGTCCAGCTGTAGCTGGTGCTTTAGGTTCTGGTATAGCTAGTACAATTCAATCAGGAGATTTAAAACAAGGCATTATATCTGGTCTAACAGGGTTTGGTTTAGGTAAAGCATTTGGTGCTGCAGGTATAGGAGAAGCTGGTAGAGCTGCTGCTGATGCAACAACAACTGGAGCAGAGGTAGTTGCTGATGTAGCTGCAGATTCATTTGGAGCAGGAGCAACAGGTGGAATGGGTACATTAACAGGAGCACAAGGATTAACTCCACTACCAGTAGATGCAACTGGTGCTGTAGCTGATGCTACTACAGGCGGTATTGATGCTTTTGCATCTCAATTATCTAAACCTAGTTCATTTTTACCAGTTGCTATGGGAGAAGGAACTATAGGTACTATGCAGGCACAAGAAGATTTTGAAAGAGCCATGAAAGAATATGAGCTTAATAAAGAAAAAAAAGAAGAAGAATTATATGCTATGTATCCAGAACAAATACCAATGAGTAGTCCTTATTACTATGGTAAGCAAGGTGGAGTTATTGGTATGCAAGAAGGTGGAGAAGTTTCTGATGAAGAAAAAAGCGTAAGTTTTCTACCCGGAAAAGGAAGATTAAGAAGACCACCTGTAGATAGATTACAGCCACCACCACCACCTGTCGGTAGTTTTGAAGCTGCTATGTCTGGTGGTCTTGATGCTTATTACACACCGCCTGTTCAATTATCTGCACCAGTAACAGCAGAAGCTGTGCCTGTAATAGACCCAATGACAGGTATGCCTATGTTAGATGCAGAAGGAAATCCTATACCATCAGGACAATTTAAACCATCTGCTAATTACAGACCCGGTATTGACCCAGAGTTTAATTACTTACCCGGTGGTAATAGAAGTGCTTCATCTTTAACAGGTTTAGGTAATTATCTTGGACAAATGGGCACTAATTTAGGTGGAGTAAATCCTTATATAGCAGCTGATATATTAGATAGTCCTATAGGCGAAAGATTTATGAGTAGGATGGAGCCTAATAGATTTAATTTTGATGAAAGAGAATTTGGTCCTAGTATGTTTGATAATATTGATTTATCTTTAAATCAAGATGCAATAAATAATTATATTGAAAGACCTTATATGCCACCTATTCGTGATGATTTTATGTCTATAGATAGAATTGGTAATTTTGATGAACCTATGCCTATGGATAGAACTGATATACCTGCTATTGCTGATATGGAAAGTCCTATAAAAACTCCAATGATGCCCCTAGAAATTCCACTAGAAATGCCACCCATGAGAGAAGTTCCACAAGAAGACTTTGGTTTTGGTCCGGGTATAAGGCGTTCAGAAGATTTCTTTAGACCAGAAGAAATGATGCCGCCAATAGCACCACCAATGGCACCACCAA